CCGGAGGAGATATGGAATTATTACCTATCTTGGGCCGAAGTGCCAAAAAATTCTTATCTCAGATCTTTGATTCATCAGAAAACTAATTTTGTCGTTCCTTTCTTGAGCAATCTCAAAATGGAAATCCAAAATCGTTGGGACATATTGGACCTTTCTTTCGCCAGATTGGTTGATATGGCTCAGATGGCTGGATATCCTAAATTTGAAAATAGACAATTTAAAGATGATCCTGATAAGTGGTTGTCTCAGCCAGTTTCCACAATATATAACGAAGCTTGGTGGGCAGACCAATTTGAGAGGACATTCTTTCAATTTGCTAACATTAAAAACGTTGATATTTTAACTATCGAAGAATTTACTAAAAGGAGGTGGCTTTGGTCTACTAACGGAGCTACCAAATATTCGAAAACCTTATTACATGGTGAAGCGGTTAAAACCAAGTTTGGTGCTGCTGTCTCATTATCTGATGAAGAATTAATCGATATGGTTTACGCCACTCGTAAGACCAAGGACTACAACCCTAATATCGGAGTTTTCATCAAACCTGATGAGAAGGGGTTCAAACGAAGATTAATTGCTAATGTTCCTTTGGGTCAATATATTCTTGCTGCATATGTTAGATATGTACTAACACGTTTTTTACCTGATAACACGCCTCTAGGTAAATCTGATCTTGGATACTCGGAGTGCTTAGAGATTAACGCTCAATTGAAAGAGAACTGGACTTATACGTTACCCCTAGACGAATCCCAATATGATTATCATGTTAGCGAGGAGTCTTGGAGAGGTTTCTTTAGTTTCTTGAAGAAATATTTTAAAACGAATGACGGTACGATGCGGTTCGCTGAATATTTCGATCAAGCAAATTGGTATTTTGGTGATAGACGAGGGAAGTGGATATCTGGTATGCCAAGTGGATTAGCTCTAACATCTTTTTTGAATAGTTGGATGAATTATATCAAACAATCACATATTACACCTGGAAATATCAACTGGGCTAGCGGAGACGACGCTCTGGTGATACTGACAGAAAATCCTGATCTAGGTGAGATTGAAGAACAATATTCATATTTTGGTGCAGAAGTTAATAAGGTTAAGAATTGGAAAGCCCGTTTCAAGTGTGAATATCTAAAAAATCTGTTCTTTACAGGAGGACAGATAGGATATTCTGCGCGTATTTTCAGTTCTTTAATCTGGGCCGGGGTTCAGCGAAGTTTCTTG